TGAAGTCCTAATGCCGTATTCTAAGTATAGCCCAAAGCAAAAAAAGTTAGCCGCAGTGGCTCCACCACGCAAGAAAATTACTGGCGCAGACTTGAAGAAGCTGAGCAAAAGCAAAAAAGGTAAGAAAAAATGAACGCAGGACAAGCATTAGGTTTACTAGCGGGTCTTGGCGCATTGAATGCGTTAAGTGGTGGCAGAAATGGCACAGGCAAGCGCTTTACTGGGTTGCTGGACATGATTGACGGCGGCGGCGCTGGTCAGTCAGGTGATAAGTTTGAGGGCGGTGGCTTGCTGTCCATCTTAGGTAATCTATTTGCAAAGCCATATGAAGCGCAGCAGAACGTTGAGCGTATTGCTGAAAATACCAATGCGACGAATGCTGTGACGGAGGTCTTGAAGCAAGCCTCTCAGGATCAGAGAAATCTAGATGTAGTTGACGCTTACAACACAGCGCAGGCTGATGCGGGTGCGCAGGCGGCGTTAATGAGTGAAATTTATGATGACACAATTTTGCCTGCTGGCTCTGGTGGCTTGCGTAATCGTACGCCAGAAGTAACCCCTGACTTGTACGGCATCGGCTCTGCAGGTGAGTACGGCGGCCTTATGGCCCCAGAAAACATGCCTCGCCCAAGCGCAACAACCGCAGCACTAAGTCCAACAGGCGACATGGCTTCAGGTGTTGCTCCAGTCGCGCCAATGTCTGAGCAGTTAGGCTTGATAGCTCCAGCCACACCAACAACGGCTTATCCGTCAGCAATGTCCCCATCTGCGCCCGCTATTCCGCAGGAAATCATGTCTTTCCGTGAGTTTGTAGATGCGGAGCGTGCAGCTATGTCTGGCGCGGATCGTTATTTAGACCCCGCAAACTATCGTCGTGGTTACGCGCGTTATTTAAGTTCTATGGGTATTAACCCAGCAACAATGGGAATGTAATGCCAAAAGACCCCCGCCTCGCCCGCGCTGGAGTATCGGGTTATAATAAACCCAAACGCACTCCAAGCCACGCTACTAAGTCACACGTAGTTGTGGCTAAAGAGGGCGATAAGGTAAAGACCATTCGCTTTGGTCAGCAGGGTAAGACAGGCGATAAAACCATGACAAAACGCGCTAAGTCGTTTAAGGCGCGTCATGCAAAAAACATAGCCAAGGGCAAGATGTCTGCGGCGTATTGGGCAGATAAGGTAAAATGGTAGATGGCACTTACAACCTATGCAGAGCTTAAATCAAGCATCGCAGACTTTCTGGATCGCGATGATTTAACAAATGTTATAACGGATTTTATCACGTTGGCTGAGGCTGACATGTCTCGCAATTTGCGTCACTGGCGTATGGAAAAGCGCAGCACGGCTATTCTTGATACGCAATACACGCAACTACCTAGTGATTTTTATGAGCCGATCCGCATGGCGATCACAAGCGGCGACACATATACGCTTGAGCTAAGTAACTTGCAAAACTTGTCAGATCAGCGACAGCGCACTGCAAATACATCTGGTCGCCCCCAGCTATACGCGATTACCGATGGCAGCATTAATGTGTGGCCTGTGCCTGACGGTGAATATACCGTGGAGATGATCTACTACAGCAAAATCATTCCATTGAGTGATGCAAATACGTCAAACTGGGTTTTGCAGTATTACCCTGACGCATATTTGTATGGTGCGCTTATGCACTCTGCGCCTTACTTGGCAGAGGATGCAAGGGCGACAGTTTGGGCATCGTTGTATCAAAACGCAATTAATGGTATTAACGTAGATAGCGATAAGTCAAAATATGGCGGTTCTGGTCGCCGCATGAAAATCAGGAGTTACTAATGGCAACACTAGCAGACCGCGTATACGACAACGGCTTGACCGTTTTGGATACAGAAGCAAACCGCGTTGATATTTGCAGCGCAGAGCCAACAACTTACACAGCGGCAACATCTACAAACACGCTGGGTAATGCGACAAGCATTTCGATCTCAGCACCCACTGATGGCGATACGTCTGGTCGTAAGGTTACGCTGAGTGCAATCTCTGGCGCGTCTGTCACTGGCACAGGCACAGCGACACACTTTGCAATTACCGACACAAGCAACTCTCGCTTGTTGGCAACTGGCTCTCTGTCGGCTTCGCAATCTGTTACATCAGGCAATACGTTTAGCCTGACAGCGGTAGATATTGAAATCCCTGATCCTGCATAAGGGGCTAACACATGGTCACTCTTGTAAATAGGGCAAAGATGTCCACCAGTACGACAGGTACTGGAACAATCACGCTTGGCAGTGCTGAGACTGGTTATCAATCATTTGCCGATGCGGGAGTGGCTAACGGTGACGTAGTTCGCTATGTCATTGAGGATGGTGACGACTGGGAGATTGGCTCAGGCACCTACACAGCCTCTGGGACAACCCTTACACGCACGGTAGACGAAAGCAGCAACTCTGACGCTGCGTTGAACTTAACTGGCTCTGCGGTGGTGTTTATCACGGCTGCGGCTGGGGATATATCTGGTGCTGATCTTTATGCTGCTAATGAAGTTAGTGTAACGGCGCAGCCATCAGCTACAGGCGATGATGCAGTAGCTATTGGGGATAGCGCAACAGCAGGTGGTGAAGAAAGTGTTGCCATTGGTGTAGGTGCTAGTGCATCTGGTACTAGAGGTTTCGCATTTGGTTCGTTGGCTACCGCTTCTGGAATAAATTCTGTTGCATTAGGAAGGGCAGCGGATTCCTCTGGCTTATTGTCAGCCGCTATAGGCTTTGACGCAACGGCCAGCGCACAAAGCAGTTTAGCAATGGGTTATGCGGCAAGAACTGCAACTGGGCTATACTCAACTGCCATTGGTAGGTCATACGCCTCTGGCACTGACAGCTTTGCAGCAGCTATAACCAACAACACCTCTAGCTACGGTGCTACTGGTGCTAATAGTATTGCTATAGGGCAATTAGCTAAAGCAACAGGTACGTCCTCTGTACAAATTGGCAGAATGGGAAATACAGCAGGTGACTACTCTGTGGGTATTGGAAGTAGTAGTACTTGTAGTTCAAATGCAACATTTTCTGTTGCGCTGGCAGCTACATACTTAAATGCGCCAGATAGTTTAGGTTTTGGCGCAGAAAGCCGAGTTGATAGTGGACATGATAGAAGTATAGTTCTTGGTCGTGGTGCAAAGAGTAGAACTAAGGGTGGTGTCCACTTCGGTGGTTTTAACGCAATAAATGCAGGAAACAACCAAGCGGGCATTTATATACTTGTGTCTGACACAACAGATGCAACAGCAGAAGCTCTTACTACTAACAAAAGCACCGCATCAACAGATAACCAAGTCATCCTCCCCAACAACTCTGCCTATGCCTTCCACGGCACTATCGTAGCAAGGGAAGATGCAAGTGACGGTACAGACTGCGCAGCATGGAAGATTGAAGGTTTAATCCGCAGGGAAGCTAATGCTGGTACGACAGTGCTAGTCAATAGCGCAACAACTGTCCTAGACAACACACCATCTTGGGGCATGGCTTTATCCGCTGACACAACAAACGGTGGCTTGGCAATCACAGTCACAGGTGCAGCATCAACTAACATCAGATGGGTCGCTACAATCCACACATCTGAAGTAACTTACGCCTAAAGGAAAAACCAATGGCTATTCGAAATAATATTGCAGAAGGTTCCTCTCAATACGGTATCGCCTTCAACAACGCTTACTATCGCATCGTCACAGCGGCAATCAGTCGTCAGCGTGGCAGTGACCCTAAGTTCACAGTAATGATTGACTTGTCAGCATATGCAACAAGCACACCGACTGATGACACTCGTGAGGTGGATTTCAAGCGTTACAACGCAAACCTAGATGACATCAACGCATCATCAGGTGACGCATTCTTGGATAAGTGCTATTCTTGGGTAATGGCTCAGGACGATATGGCGGGATCGACTGCCGTTTAAGGAGTAACCTATGAGCCTTATAATTGACTACACATCAGGTTTCTTTGAGGCCACTCCATCAGGTGAAACTGTTGGTACTGTTACAGGTAATGCTACATTAGATTTAACATCAGGTAACGTCTTTAATCATGCACCTTCTGCCAATGTAACTTTTGTGTTTAGCAATCCACCTACTACAGGCAGTGCATATGACTTTACATTGAAGGTAGCACCTTCTGCAACGGTTACACTTACTTGGCCTTCCTCAGTGAAATGGGCTGGCGGTACTGCACCATCTGCACCTGC